AGCTACTAGTGTGATCTTAACAACAAGCTAGTCGTGGTCAGCGCATCACGTCCAAGGCGCCCTTTCTCAAAACATAGCCGATTCTCAAAGGTAAGTTCCCTCCGTGTGGTGTTTAGTTATGACTGTATTGAAGAATTTAAGCAAAGTAGTGCCTATGAACGAACTTAGTAAGATGACCAAGTTAGCTGACTTGAAACCTTACTTACCTCTCAACGTCGCTGGCGTTACGATACGCGTAGACGACTCAGTCAGGGGAGAGGCGGCCTCCGGTCGCCAGGGTGGTTTCCTCCACCTCTCCAACACCCCGGCCATTCAAGAACTAGTTCAAGAATACGACCCCCGGGACATAGCTAAGCTGGTTGAAGAACGCATCGACCTTAATTACGACCCTGAGCTCCGTGAGTTCGAAGGTTCAATTGAGGAGAACATCCTAGCCGGTCGCGGTCTCAGGAACCCGTTCCACTTGCTGGAGCAGGCCTTGGTATCGGGACCCACCGGTGATGATATGAAAGGAGATCCTGCGCCCTATGACGCAGCTCTTCTCGACCAAGCGGTGGATGATTTAATAGATATCCTCCGTCTGCGGCTGGGCAGGCAGACACTTACGCCAAAGTTCGCCATACCCTGCACTCCTGCTTCGGTAAAGCAAGGATTGAGAGTTGCACACATCCTGGACAACTCAGCGGCAGAGCCATTCTTCAGCGATCCAGGGGTCAAGTCCACCAAGAAGCGGGCCCATCTCAGGTCCGCGTTCGAGATGGCGTCCAAGTTTGCAGCACCTACGGATCGGCTGCCGTTGTGGCCAGCAGTTGCCTTCGCTAGAGGCGACCGTACCACAAATGACTTTGACTTGATGCGCGACACCCCGGAGGCGAGATCCCGGGTTGTACACGAGATGAAGGACCGTTTGATTAGCGGTCAGTCTTTCGTGCTCCAGATTCTTGATGGCATGTTCACTCAGTCCCTGAGTGAGGAGATTGCTTCAGCTAATATTCCTGAGATCGACATTCGCGAGCCGTGGTTACTCGCTGATTGGTTCGAACAAGGTAGGAATATAGTTACATCCTATCCCAAGGCTAAGTCAATTGGGACGGATGAGTCGGCGTGGGACCAACATTTCACGCCGCAGCTTTGGTATGCGGTATTCCGAGTCTACAAAGCTCTCTTTCCTGAGACTGTCGAGATCGTCTTCGGCTTCTCAGATTTCCCTGTAGTCCTGGGTGAAGGTGACGTTTCAAAACTACAAGGTATTTCAGCGGAAGAGGGCGCTACATTTGATATGACTGTCCAGGTTGGAGAAGAGCAGGACATAGTACCTGTCGACTTCATAAAGCTACGCGTTAAGACTGAGGATGTCCTCAGGCGTATCTTTGCTGGCGCATCCGGAACGGCCTTTCGTTTCGGTGACATCATTGTAGATGGATTCAAATATGTCCTTGATACAGAGAAAGACGGCCCAGTGCAGCTGGGATGGTCCATGCGGTCTGGTAACTGGATGACCTTCCTTGCTAACAGTCTAGGGAACTGGATCAAGTTTATCTATATTGCTAAAGCTTCACGTAACGAGGCATTGCGTGAAACCTACTATAGACAGTTCGGTGTGATGCCACCACGTATCAAGCTACGATGGCTTGTGGTACGTGGAGATGATGCCGGGCAGGTCTGGGAATACGTCGACCAAGACGACGACAGCTCCATCGCCGAGACGATGGCCAACTGGTTTACTTTGCTGGGTGGTAGTGCGAACGCTAAGAAACAAGAGACATCTGACGAATTTGGCAGGTGGATGTTGGGCTTTGCGCAGCTATTCACAAGTGAGAATTACCCCCGGGGTGTTTCAAGTGGTTTGCGAACTTTGGCGCGTGTCATTTGGAACGAGCGAGACGAAGTTGTCCTTGACGACCCAGACACAGGCGAAGATATGAGGCCGTATCTACGTCTGATGAATATGGTAGGCCGGATGAGTAACATCTGGGGCCTGTGGAACCGTGCACAGCATCCTCGTGCTGAAGAGATTACTGCATTGGTCCAAGATATGGATTATCGTGACCGTATCCTTCCACCACTGACTGATAAAGAGCGAGAGTTGGCTGGGAGAGCCTTCGCACTTCGTCTTTATCGTAGGGGTCAACTCACGAACCCAGCCAGCATTGATGAGGCTATCCGAAGTTTCTGGACTACTGACTTAGCAAAGTTTGTCCAGCAGCGTTATGATGCTGATACGAGACTAGCAGGCTCGTATACTCCGTTGCCACGTACACCGAATGCACGTGACGTGTGGCGGAAGTGAGGC